GTATTGTATACTTGATTTCTTTTTGAGCTGACATTATTATTGTATCAATATTTATGCTTATAAGTCACGAAACGCCCACTAGTCTTCTAGAAACATCTAGAGGTTATAATGATTACGATTACTGCTTAGTACACTTACTACCTGTTGATACACGATATAGAAATTTTTATATGGATTCTGTTGAAATGGGTCGCCATGTACTTCTAGATAATAGTATTTTTGAACTTGGAGAAGCATACGATTCCAAAGAATTTGCTTATTGGGTTAAACAATTAAAACCAACTGAGTATATTGTACCTGATGTATTAGAAGATTCTGCTGGTACTATTGAGAGCTTTAAAAAGTTTATTAAAGAGTATCCTAATCTACCCGGAAAAAAGATAGGTGTTGTTCAAGGTAAAACATATGATGAAATTGTAAATTGTTATAACTTTATTGCCCCTCGAGTAGATAAAATTGCTATATCGTTTGATTATTCATTTTACCTTAACGAATGGGATTCAATCGAGCATTTTGAAGAAGAACTTGAACCTTTACCTATGTGGGTAAAAGATATGTACTTTAATAAGTGGGTACGGTACTCACTCGGTCGACTCGCAACTTTAAATAGGCTTAATAAAGATGGTATTTTATTAAAGAATAAAAAACATCACTTACTCGGATGTGCTACTCCATGGGAATTTAAACTTTACAATCGTACTAATTTTAAACAGTGTATTACTACTATTGATACTTCTAACCCTATTGTAAGTGCTATTCTCGGTAAGCGTTATAATTTTGTTTACGGTCTAGGTGAGAAGTGGTCAGTAAAACTTGTTGAGTTTATTAATCACGAAATTGATCGTAATCAGCTCGAACTCGCTTTTTATAATACATCCCTCTTTAGAAAGTTCTGTCAATGAGACCTTGGGTAACGTTTTTTAGTCAGACAGGCTCTGAGATTTATAATATTTCGAAAAAGCTTCACCGCTGCCCCGATCTTATTATTACTAATAAGCAAGATCTTGAAGGAGCGAATCAGGATCTTATACATGAATACGGTGACCGTATATTTCAGATTGGTAATAAACCTACACAAGAAGAATATATACATCACATACCTAAGAACGCCTTTATTACTCTTCATGGTTGGTTAAGAATTGTTCCAGGCATTATCTGTGAGCAATACGAGATTTATAATCTCCACCCTGCTAATCTTCTTCTTCACCCTCATCTTAAAGGTAAAGACCCGCAGGATCGCGCTGCAATTGAACAATTAAAATGGTCAGGTAACACTATTCATCGTTGTACAGCAGAACTTGACGGGGGTAAAGTTATGGAGTATAGTACTGTTTTAATTGAAGGCTTATCCGAGTCTGGAATTTATGAAAAATTACATAAAGATGCTACGAATTTATGGTTTACTTTTTTAAATAAGCATTTAATATATAGCACATGAAGATAGCTATTTCTGGAGCTCATAGTCAAGGTAAAACTACTCTTGTAAAATATTTACAAGATATAAATGTACTTACTGATTTCAAGTTTAAAACATCATTAACTAGAGGAATGCAAAAAGCAGGATACGATATTAATGAGGACGGAGACGAGGTAACTCAACTAGCTATTATGACAAAACATCTTCAACGTCTTAACGAAAAAGGAAATATAATTTACGATCGTTGTGCTTTAGATGGTTACGCCTATTCAATGCCTTTAGTAAAAAATTTAAGAGTGTTAGGTGCTATTAAAGAATTATTCTTAGCAATGATTGATAGATATGATATTATCTTTTATGTTGAACCGGAATTACCTCTTGTAGAGGATGGTCAACGTACAGTAAATAAAGATTTTTTTGATAAAGTAGTGCAATCTTTTGATACTATTATTAAGTCATATACAATACCTGTTATAAGACTTAGCGGTTCTACTGAAGAACGAGCAAAAATATTTTTTGCTTCTTTACAAGAAAAAGAACAGGAGATTGAAAACAATAAATTTTACGAACTATGAGTACAACTAACATGAATGACATTGCATCGAAGTCTTTAGGATCTTCGGCTTCGTATGCAGTATACACCGATACGTTTGATCCATCATTGCTTAATCCGATGCCCAGAGCTCTTGCTCGAGATGATTGGAATATTAAAGCAAATGATTTTGTTGGTTATGATACATGGCATTGCCATGAAGCTACTTTTCTTCTCAATAGTGGTATACCAGTAGCCGGTACACTCAAGTATGTTTATTCGAGTGATTCCGAATTCATGGTAGAATCAAAATCAGCTAAACTTTACTGTAACTCATTTGATATGTGTAAGATGGGAGAAAATTATACACAGGCAATTGATAATTACGAAAATCAAATTCGTACCGATCTTGAAAATGCTTTAAAGACACCTGTATCTGTAAAGTTTTTCCGTTCTGGAGCTGATACCGATGCAGCCGATCCGGTTAGCGGGTATGTTGATCTTGTTGATAAGATTCATTTCAGTACTGAAATCACTGACTACGCTTCAAAAGAAGAGCATCTTAAGTTTTACTCTCTTGTTGATGAGAATGAAGTTGTCGAGTGTAAGTACTTTACAAACGCATTAAGGTCTCGTTGCAGACATACAAAGCAAAAGGATACAGGTACTGCTTACATTCATATAATTACAAAGGGTTGTGAAGTTAACCCTGTATCACTCTTTAAGCAAATTGTCTCTTTGAGAGAAGTTAATGAGTTCCATGAGTTCTGTGCAGAAAAGCTATACACAAGCATTAAGAGTCATCCAGCTGTAATTGACTGTGCTGTTACTCTACTTTATGCACGTAGAGGTTCACTAGATATTAATCCTACAAGAGCTAGTAAAGTTGAACTTCTCCCTTCTGTTCTTATTGACCATACCCTTTATACAAAAAAGGCAATGGGACAATAAGATTAGCACTAGCAAAAACCTAAAAATCATTATAATATATTATCTGTATGAGTGAAACCCAAAACAAAATCGTCGTATTCTTCGACTCCGTTGGAAGAACAATTCTTGGTGAGCGTGTAGACGCTAATACCACAGATGCTGTTCTTTCTGTTAAGAACCCTGCTGTAGTTCACATTATGCCTAATCAGCAGACTGGACAGCTTCAGCTTCAGATTCTCCCTCTGTTCTTCAGAGAGTTTCTTGCTGATAAGACAGAGCCTACTGTTTGGAACTATAACCGCAGCCTTATCACTGAGGCTCAGGATTTAGCTTTTGACTTTAAGCTTCAAGCTCAGTATCAGCAGATCTTCAATCCGAGTCCGATTATCACACCAGCTAACACCGGAGGTGACGTCGTTCGTCTTTTTGACGAGGAATAATTTGACTTAATAGAAGTAGCATCTAATATACAGGTATGGCTAAAAACGAACTCTCTCATTTAAAAGATATTTTTAAATCGGTCGATGACTTAAACCCAGACGCTGCAGTATTAGATGCTGCTACTCTATCAACAGCAGATGATTGGATTGATACAGGATCATATGCTTTAAACGCAATTATTTCAGGTTCCATGTATAAAGGAATTCCTGGAGGTCGTATTACAGGTTTCGCCGGTCCTTCAATGGCCGGTAAGACTCTTATTATGAATAAAATTATGGCTAATGCTCAGAAGAAAGGTTATATACCTGTTATCTGGGACTCTGAGGTTGCCGTAGATAAGAAGAGTGCTGAAGGGGCTGGTATGGACACCTCTCGTGTCAAGTACTACCCTGTTGAAACAATCGAAGATTGTCGTAATCAGATGTGTGCATTCCTTGATAATGTTATCAAGGCAGACAATCCTGATCTTAAGTTTATTATTGCTATTGACTCTCTTGGTAACTTAGCAAGTGCTAAGGAAATTAAAGATACTGCAGCAGGTAAAGACGCTGCTGATGTTGGTCAGCGCGCTAAGGCAATTAAATCAATGATGCGTACCCTTACCTATAAAGCTGCTAAGGCTAAGGTGCCCGTCCTATTTAGTAATCACGTTTATGAAGGAATGGAAATGTTCCCTACGCTTGTTAAATCTCAGAGTGGTGGTAAGGGGCCGATTTATCTTGCTTCGGTTCTTGTACAACTTAGTACGAGGAACGAGAAGACTAGTGACAACCCTAATGAAGAATCTGTGGCTATTGCTCATAATATCTCAGGTGTAACACTTGGTGCTATGACAGTAAAAAATCGTTTTGTACCGTCTTATCTTAAGACTGAGCTCTATCTTAACTTTAAAACAGGTCTTGATAAGAATGCAGGTCTTTTTGAAATTGCTGAAGCGTTTAAGGTTATTGAAAAGCCAGGACGTACAGTAATGTATAAGGGAGAAAGTCTCGGTTATAGAAAAGATCTTGAAAAGGATCCTAAGTTTTGGGAGAAGATTATGCCAGAACTCGAACAGGTACTTCAAGATAAACTTTGTTACGGTACCGGTTCATCAGTAGATATTGAAGAAGAAGTCGATAATATCGAATAATGTCATTACCTACTCCGAGTAAGTTAGATCTCGATTATTACGAGAACATTATTCTTTTTAATTCACTCCTAAGTCAGGAGTATCTATCGTCTATTATTGAGTATGCTGACCCTGCATACTTTAATGATAAGAGTATTCAGACTATTTTTAAATGTATTACCTCGTTCTTTACGGAACGAGGAGCCGTACCAACAGCTACTGAGATTAAGTCACGTTTAACTTCAGATGAAGAGCGTAAAGCGTTTAACGAAGTACTTACTAAGTTTAAAGAAATTGATACTAAGTTTAACAAGGATGAACTACTTAATAATACCGAAAGATTCTTAAAAGAAAGATGTTTATATAAGACTATTGTCGATACTGCAGAAAAATATTCACAAGGTAAAGCAGATCCAGCTGATACATTAAAACAGTTTGAAAAGGCCTATAATATTAATCTTAGCGATGATATGGGCCATTGGTATTTTGAAGAGGTAGATGAGCACATTAAAGAGCTTACTAAAATTTATAACCCTATTCCTACCGGATGGAAGTTTCTAGACGAAAAGCTTGAAGGTGGTTTATTCCCTAAAACATTAACTTGTTTAGTAGGTCAAGTTAACATTGGTAAGAGTATCTTTTTAGGTAATATTGCAGCCAATATGGTAATGAATAGTAAAAATACGCTTCTTATTTCTCTTGAAATGTCCGAGTTTATGTACTCGAAAAGAATTAGCGCACAGCTCACTCAGATACCTCATAACAATCTTAAACTTTATACTGATGAGCTTAAGCAACAAATCGAACACATCGAGAGACAACTCGAAAGCCGTTTAGTTATTAAAGAATACGCTCCTAAAACAGTTACAGTTAGACATATTGATGGTTATATTGCTAAGCTTGGACATAAAGGCTTTAAACCAGAAGTAATTGTAATTGATTATATCAACCTATTAAAGCCGTCAACGAAAAATTTAAACTCATACGAATCAGTAAAAGAAACTGCAGAACAGTTAAGAGCCTTATCTTTCAAATACAATATTCCTATTGTTACTGCTTCCCAATTAAATCGTGGTGCTTTTAATACATCAAGTCCAGGTATGGAAGGTATATCTGAAAGTATCGGTCTTGCTGCTACTTGTGATGTAATTTGTTCACTTTGGCAGGAAGAAGAGGATAAAGAGCTTGGTATTATTAATCTTGGTATGCAGAAAAATAGATTTGGAGCTAATTTTGGTAGTTGTGCTTTTAGAGTGAAATATGAAACATTAACGCTAAATGAAGTAAACCCCGATCATTTTAGTAACGAAAATACACAACAGGCAGTTAGTGATGCTCAAAACACTCTAGAGAGATTATCTGAAACGCTGGATTAAAACATTAATATGTAGTAAATAAGTCTACATATATGTTTAACGAAAAAGTACTAGAGGATTTCTTATCAAGAAACGATCCCTTAAAACAAATTTGTACTAAAGAGTATATTTTAGGTGTTTTAATGTTTGGCTCATTTTTATCAGTAGTACATAATAAAAAGTTAAACCCTTCTGCTATTTTTGTTCTTATACTCGAAAATAAAGATTTAAGAGATCTTTTCGTACATATTACACATACTGATACTGCAAAAGAAGCTCTACTTGGCCTCTTGCAACTTTATCCGCCGCTTCTAAAATCAAAGAATACTAAACGACTATTTAAAAAATCAATTACAAGTAAGAAGTGACAGAATTAGAAAAACGCATTTATAATAAACATTTAGCAGTATCTCGGGCTTTACGTAATAAGCCATTTAAATTGAAAAATGACTTTAACGGTTTTGAAGATAACCCGAAATATGTCCCAATAAAGAGACTTAGTATATTTTTTAGTAAGTATCCGGATATTAATATGGATACATATTTTATGGCTCCGTATAAACTTTATTCGGACGTACAATATTTTGATTTAAATTACTTTGCATCTCCTCGTGCTATTAAATCATACACAATTTATCAACAACAACTACAACAGCTTTCACCCGATAAACAGTTACCTGAAGTTAAAGAGTCATTAATTTTTATTTCACGATATTGTCTTCAGCATAAAATACAGTTACACGATTACCCAGACTATAAAATACAAGGTATGGAACCTGAATGGATGTATCACTGCAAACAAAATAAAATTAATCCGTATTCTCTTATGGAATTCACCGGCATTTTCTCTTATATAAATGAGATGCCCTTCGATGAAAGAGAACTTTTACTCGACAATTTTGGTAGAAACTATCTTGAATATAAAACAAGATATAATAATTCTAAAGAACTTAAGCCGTTTCTAAGTACTGCATTTAACAAATTAAAATTTTTTATAGATAAGAACTTGAATTCCTCAAATGCTTATCTATAATCATAACAACAACCAACCAAACTATAAAACAACCAAAACTACCCTATTATGACATTCACTAAAAATATGTTCGCCGAAATTAAGTCATCACTCGCTAATAAGAATGATAACTCGTATAAGGACATTCTAAAGTTCGAAGCAGGCAAGACGTACCTTGTTCGTCTTGTACCTAATGTAAATGAGCCTAAGAGCACCATTTATCACTACTATCACCACTCCTGGAAGAGTCACTCCAACGGTCAGTTTGTTACTGCTCTCTGTCCGTCAACCTACGGCGAATCTTGCCCAATTGATTCTTACGTTCTTAAGACGTACAACACCGGTTCTCAGGAAGATAAGACTAAGCTCCGTGACGTTTCTCGTAAGGAGAACTGGATGGTAAACGCTTACGTCATCACTGACCCTACAAACCCTGAAAACGAAGGTAAAGTTAAGGTCATTCGTTACGGTAAGGAACTCGCTAAGATCATTAACAGTGCTATTGACGGTGATGACTCTGCTGAGTTCGGATCAAAGATTTTTGATGTTGCTGAGGGATGCACATTTAGGATTAAGTGTGAGTCGCGTACAAGTAACTTCGGAGGTGGTAATCGTATGATGACTACATACACTTCATCTAAGTTTATGTCGCCTTCTAAGCTTGATCTTGACGATAAGCAAATTGATAGTATCTTCTCAAGTATTCATGAACTCGATAAGTTCAATAAGCCTAAGACTTCTGCTGAGCTTCAACGTATGCTTGATCAGCACTTCTTCTGCACCCACGACGTCGTTGCCTCTGAAGAAGAAGTAGATGAAGACACAGTTCCTGAACCTGTTAAGCCTTCTCAGAAGGAAAAGAGTGCTCTTGATAGCATTTTTGAGGGAGTTAAGGAAGCAACTTCTGCAACAACCTCTGTAAAGCAGGAAGATGATACCGATGCTAAACTTAAAGAGCTTCTTGCTGGACTCTAAAATATTTTCAACTATAATCAAATTTATGCCTAGAATCAAAACTAACGCCGATATCCCCGACATTCAGAATACTGTTGACGGGTTTCCTAAGAAGTACATCCCTAAGGTTGGTACCCGAGATGCAACTCTTCCCGTTAAGATCATTCGCAAGGATGGCACGGTAAATGAAGGGTCAGGTAAGTTCAGTATGTATACTGATCTCACGTCAGAAAATAAGGGAACTAATATGTCCCGTTACCGTATCCTCATTGAGGAGACTATTACTA